GAGTGGTGCAAAGCGATGAGACGTGGGGGCTCGGTAGGGCGTTTCGGTGAAATGTCAGAGAGCAATTCAGTCAAGAGTTTGCGCAGCGATGAGACGTGGGGGCTCGGTAGGGCGTTTCGTGTAACCCCAGGGAGCGATTCGGCTGAGGGTGCGCTCTGTTGCGGTGATGTTTTTGCCTCACGAAAGTGATATTATGAGGGGGAGGGCAGTGATATTCGTGTCCGGTAGAGTGATATTCCGGAAACGGCGTGCGTGTCATCCCACGCCCCCACCCACTCCCCCGATGCTTCGCGTCTCCCCCCTCGCGGTCTCGCTCCTGCTCGGTTACATCGCGGCTCTGACAGTCCACCGGACTGTCATTCACTACCGCGATGCCGCTTCGCTACCCCGATGGTGGGACCGGTGAAATATTCTTTGCAATAGTGTTGTAAATTGCGGTTTATAGGTGGGATAATAATTGCAAACCCTTTTAAAATACTTCACGGTTATAAGTCAAACGACACCATACAACCGTAGGGACCGACGTCCTCGGCGGTCCGTTTCGATACGATTGTATCTTTTCAGCCATAAGGGTTTTATAGGCGTTTGCTTTGCGGACCGCCGAGGACGTCGGTCCCTACGGCGCAAAGCGTGCCGTGAAAGAAATATATAGCCGTGAAATGCAATTTAAACCGTTCGACAAATCAAAATTTGAAGGTGGCGGGCGGGGAAGCTTTGCGGTGAGGCAGCGGAATGTTTGAGTTTTCAGGTGGTAATTTATTTTTTTAGCACGAAAATAGAACAAATGTGCTAAAAGGATAAAACGATGCGGAGGTAGGGGGAAGATGAATAAAGCAGGATGCGGACTGAAAGCAGGATGCGGACTCAAAGCAGGATGCCGACTGAAAGCAGGATGCAGAATAAAGGCGGAATGCCGACTGAAAGCGGGATGCGGAATAAAGGCGGAATGCGGACTGAAAGCAGGATGCGGACTGAAAGCAGGATGCGGACTGAAAGCAGGATGCGGACTGAAAGCAGGATGCGGAATAAAGGCGGAATGCGGACTGAAAGCAGAATGCGGACTGAAAGCAGATGCGGACTGAAAGCAGGATGCAGAATAAAGGCGGAATGCCGACTGAAAGCAGAATGCGGACTGAAAGCAGAATGCAGAATAAAGGCGGAATGCTGACTGAAAGCAGGATGCAGAATAAAGGCGGAATGCCGACTGAAAGCAGAATGCTGACTGAAAGCAGAATGCTGACTGAAAGCAGGATGCGGACTGAAAGCAGGATGCGGACTGAAAGCAGGATGCAGAATAAAGGCGGAATGCCGACTGAAAGCGGGATGCGGAATAAAGGCGGAATGCCGACTGAAAGCAGGATGCAGAATAAAGGCGGGATGCGGAATAAAGGCGGAATGCCGACTGAAAGCGGGATGCGGAATAAAGGCGGAATGCCGACTGAAAGCGGGATGCGAAATAAAAGCAGGGTGCGGAGTGAAAGCAGCAAGAAAAACAGAAGCAGCAGATGAAACAGAAAGAAAACACAAGGAGTTAAAATCGCGCGGGGCGCGTAGAAAGGAAAAATACAATGGCTTTTGCAGGAATGTGTCCTTATCTCAAGGACGCGAGAGGTATGGAAAGGACGGTCTGTGAGTGTGCGAAGTTTACCTTCCCTGACAAGGTCGCTCGCAGGGAGGTCGTTTACGGATATTGCGGTCATCCCGAAAATTGGAAGGCTTGCATGCTTAAGGCGGTCATGGATCGCTATTATGACAGAAAATATGCTGATGGCTGACGGCCTTTGCTTGCGAGTTCGTTTTCGATTATCGCGGATCTGTTAATAACTCGGATTCATTATTATCGTGAGTTTATTAATATCGCGGATTAATTAATATTGTGGATCGCGTATTCATGAAAATCACAGGTTTTATTATTAAGTATTTTATGGAGGAAAGGTTATGTTCAAGAAATTTTTGAAGGACTTTATTGGAAAGCTTCTCAGCATCAGGGATATTCTCAAAAACAAGAATATGCAGATAAAGGCTGAGAGAGAAAAATACGAGGCGGAGAGGATGGCCAACGTTATCCTTTCGGCATATATTGCGCTCCTTGTGGCAGAGCACGGTGCGGTCAGGATCCCCAAAAAGGAGATAAGCGACGCGCTTGGAAGATATATCGTTCGGTCCAGTTCATCCGGTGACGATTACGTCATTGAGGTCAGCGAGGCTTTGCCCGATGCTCGCAAGGAGGGTGCTTGCATTGGCGAGACAGGGATCATATAAAAAATGGTGCGACAGGTACGGCTTTGAGACTATACGCCGACTGGCAGAGGAGGGCTTTTCGGATGAGGAGATCGCAGAGCGTTGCGGATTGACCTTTGACGTGTTTCAGCGATGGCGAAAGAAATACGCAAAGTTCCGCGATGCGATCGAGATCGGGCGGAAGGAGGCTGATTTTTCGGTCGTTGAGGCCTTATACAAGAAGGCGACCGGATACAGCGTCAAGACGAACAAGACTCACAAGCTCAAGCGCGTTGACTACGATCCCGACACCGGGAAAAAGGTCAAGGAATACGAGGAGCTTGCCGTCGGCTTTGACGAGAGCTACGTTCCGCCCGATCTCAAGGCTGAGATCTTCTGGTTGAAGAACCGCCAGCCCTGCCGCTGGAAGGAGAAGGAGCTTCACGTGGATGACGGCGAGGACGGTGAGGGCGGAATCGTTGAGATCCCGCGCGCTGACAGAATAGGAGATCTTGAGGATGGCGGCGAATGAGAGGCGCGTGATCTGGACGCCGCAGCCGCGCCAGGCTGAATTTATGCGCCGACTTGAGGACGAGGCTCTTTACGGCGGTGCGGCAGGAGGAGGGAAGAGCGACTGTGCGCTCGCGGAGGCTCTCCGTCAGATCTCGATCCCGCACTATCGCGGTCTGATACTTCGCAAGACCTATCCGCAGCTCTCCGAGCTTATAGATCGCTCTCACGAAATCTATTCTGCCGCCTGCTCGGGCGCGGTCTTCAACGATAGCAAGCACGTATGGCAATTTCCCTCGGGTGCGAAGATCTATTTCGGATCTCTTGCTCACGTCTCCGACCGCTACAACTATCAGGGCAAGCGTTACGATTTCATCGACTTCGACGAGCTTACGCAATTCACCTTTGACGAGTACAGCTATCTCTTCTCGCGCAACCGACCGAACGGTCCCGGCACGCGCTGCTATATGCGCGCTCAAGCCAACCCCGGTGGGATCGGACACGGTTGGGTCAAGGCTCGCTTTATCACTCCTGCGCCGCCTATGACGACGATATGGGAGAGTGTCAAGGTCACATTCCCCGACGGACACGAGGAGGAGCGGCGAAGGTCACGCATCTTCGTTCCGTCTACTGTTTTCGACAACAAGATACTACTTGAAAACGATCCCGGATACCTTACGCGGCTTGCGTCGCTCCCCGACGCTGAGCGCAGGGCTCTTCTTTACGGAGATTGGGATGGCTTTTCGGGTCAGGTATTCACGGAATGGCGAAACGATCCCGACAGATACTCCGAACGAATTGGCACTCACGTGATCTCCCCGTTCACTGTGCCGCGCGATTGGAGCATTATTAGGGGCTTTGACTGGGGATACTCGAGACCCTTTTCGGTTGGGTGGTATGCTGAGGACCGCGACGGAACATTATATCGGATCCGCGAGCTTTACGGCTGTACCGGTACTCCCGACGTGGGGGTGCGCTGGGAGGCCACTCGCCTTGCCGAGGAGATCCGACGTATCGAATCGGAGGACGAAAATCTGCGCGGAAGGATCATTCACGGTATCGCCGACCCCGCGATATATCAGAAAAACGGCGGTGAGAGTATTGGCGGTATTATGGAGAGACTTGGTGTGTATTTCGATCGCGCTGACAACTCGCGCATTGCCGGAAAGATGCAGGTTCATGACCGCCTGGCGTTTGACTCTGCGGGGCGTCCGTCACTCTACGTTTTCTCGACGTGCCGCAACTTTTTGAGGACGATCCCTTGTCTCGTTTACTCAAGCGTTGACGTTGAGGATGTTGATACGACGGGAGAGGACCACATTTACGATGAGCTTCGATACGTTTGCATGGCGCGTCCTATGCGGCGAAAGAATGAAGCCCCGGGGAGCGTTGGACTTAAAAAGTCATACGATCCGCTTGATCTTTACGGCGGCTATGCGCGTGAGCGTTATCCCGTAAGGACGAGATTTTTACAGTAACGTGCGCTCCCTTGAATCGGGGCGTTATATGAAAGGAAAGATATGAAAAAAACGAAAACTTTTTTAATCCCCGATCTTGAGGCGGCTAAGAGTCATCTTTTTGCCTACAAGAGACAAAAGGGGGAGCTTGAGGCGAGGTTGAGGGTTGAGGATGAGATCTGGAAAAACATCTATTCGTCGGACCGTTCGTCCTCCTGGGTCTTTAACAGCATCGTCAACAAGCACGCTGACATTATTGACAGTCTGCCCGAGATATGCTGTCTTCCGCGTGAAAAACGCGATGAGGCGGTTGCAGATAAGCTTACTAAGATCATTCCCGTGCTTTGCGAGAGAGCGGGAATTGAGCAGGTATACTCTGAAAACGCTTGGGAAAAGCTCAAGCACGGAACGGCTGTCTGGGGCGTTTTCTGGAATACTATGCTTGAAGACGGACTCGGCGACGTGGATATACGCTCGATAAGCTTGTCCGATATTTTCTGGGAGATGGGGGTATCCGATATTCAGGACAGTAAGAATCTGTTTATTGTTTCTGCTTTGGACATTGATGCTGTTGAGGCCTTGTATCCTCATTTCAAATACTCGGAAAACCGAAACGGAGACTCCGCGATCGCGTCTGCACTTGGATACGCTGTCTCGGATGACGGGAAGTGTGTGGTCGTTGACCACTATTACAAGCGATATCTTCCAGAGGGCAAGACGGTGCTTCATCTTTGCAAATTCTGTGGGGATACGGTGCTGTTTTGCTCGGAATCCGACGGAGATTACGAGGGCGGCTGGTATGCTCACGGGCTTTATCCGGTCGTGTTTGACAGGCTTTATCCCTGCAACGAGGGGATCTGCGGCTTTGGTATGATCGCCATAGCCTCGGGTATTCAGGATTACATAAATCGCGTTGACGACAATATGATGGCTTACTCGGATTGGGCTTCGCGCGTGAGATTCTGGGCGAAGCGCTCTCTCGGCGTCAACGAGAAGGAATTTCTTGATCTCGGTCGCTCTATCGTTGAGGTCGAGGGGGATATTGACGAGGAGAAGCTCCGTCAGATAGAGATATCCCCGATGGATGAGTCTGTTATGGACTGCAAGAAGATGAAGATCGAGGAGCTCAAGGAGATCACCGGCTCGCGTGACGTTTCGCAGGGAGGCATTACCGGCGGTGTTACCGCCGCGTCCGCGATCAGTGTTCTTCGCGAGGCGGGGGCAAAGTCCTCAAGAGACGGAATTGAAGAGTCTTACAGGGCTTTTGTCAAGATAATTTCACTTGCTATCGAGCTTATCGGTGAATTTTATTCGGGTGCGAGAGTCTTTCGCATTACCGGCAGCGAGGGAGCGAGGGATTATCTGACTTTTTCGGGCGGAGAGCTTGCCTTTGGTGAGGATGGCTACAGACCTCACCTTGACATCGTGGTATCCGCTACCAAAAAGTCACCCTCCGAGGCAAAGGAGAAGAATGAATTTGCCAAATCCCTTTACGATTCGGGCGCGTTTTTGCCTGAGAACGTCAAGGGGACGCTTATGATGCTTGAGCTTATGGATTTCGAGGGCGTTGAGAAGCTCAAGATGAGCTTGCGCCGCGAATATCTTGAGGAGAGTGAGGCATGATAAAGGCGTCGTTTTCAAGGGGTGAGTCGGGGCTTCGCGCGATCATTTGCGGCCACGCGGGCTACTCTGAGAGTGGTGCGGACATTGTTTGCGCCGCGGTTTCGGGGATAGTTTACGCGATGCTTGGGTATCTCGCTAACAGCGGTGCATATCTTAAGATCAATTCTATCGGCTCGGGGGTCGCCGACATTGAATGCGACCCTTCGGGCGAGGAGGCGATGAAGCTTTGCTGCATAGGTCTTATACAGATCGCTCTGACTTATCCCGGTACGGTTTCGGTCGACTCTATGGCGTGGGGGTGGAGGATAAAGCCGCCTGTCTATGCCGCTTGCCGATCTGCCGGTGCGTGACACGGACACGTTTTTTCGTGGTAACTTAAGGAGGTATCTTACGTTTATGAATGATGAAGATATTATATCCGCTTCGCTTGAAGACGGAGACGGCTCGTCCTGCCTTACGGACCTGAATTGCGATGACTGCGATCGCGAAGTCGCAGGGGATGACCCCAATGAGGGAGTCGAAGCTCTTGATAGCGTTGAAGGTGCGGCTTGTGATGAGTCAAATGATGAGAAAAGCGACAGGGAAGAATACGAGAGGCTTATCAAAACAAGATTTAAAGAGCTTTTCAGGGAGGATACGCAGAGGCTGATAAACAAACGGTTCAAAAAATACAGGGCGCTTGAGGAAAAGGTGAGAAGGCTTGAGGATGAGGCGAAAAATTATGCCGATATCGACTCGCTTCTTATCGCTGAGCGCGAACGGGCAGTCAGGGAGACTGAGGAAAGAATGAACCGTCAGTTCAAGGCTATGCGTGCCAGGATTTCGGAAAATGCGGTGTCGCCGCGCTCGGCTCGTTCTTCGCTTGACGTTTCTAAATTGACTAAAAGTGAGCGCGCGTCTTTGGCTTCAAGGGCGCTTAAGGGTGAAAAAATTCACCTTTGATATTTGTTATGATAGATATTTTCAAAAAGAAAGGAATTTATGTTTATGAATAATTTTAAGATCAATTTGCAGCTTTTCGGTGCAGGTGAGACCGTGATGGGCACTGAGGGAGAGATAAACGCAAAGAATAGCACGGTCAAGCAGTACGCAGACGGAGAGGGTCTTTCTCCCGAGATGAAGACGTATTACGCAGACTATCTTATAGATAACGCTGAGCCTTCTCTCGTTCACGACCGCTTCGCGCAGAAGCACGATATTCCCGCGGGTAACGGCAAGACGGTCCAGTTCCGAAAGTACGATCCGCTGCCCAAGATCACAGATCCCATTGCGGAGGGCGTTACTCCCACGGGTCAGACCATCAATATGGGTATCGTTAACGCGACTGTCGCTCAGTACGGCGGTTACGTTGAGCTTACCGACCTTCTTATTATGACCGCTATTGACAACAATCTTCTTATGGCGACCAAGCTTCTCGGTAGCCAGGCGGGAAGAACGCTTGACACTATTTCCCGCGAGGTGCTTGTCGGCGGTACGAACGTTCAGTACGGCGAGGGCAAGGTTTCCTCCCGCGAGCAGATCGTCGGTGGCAAGGAGGATGGCAACTGCTATCTTACTGTTGACGCGATAAGACGTGCGGTCAGATTTCTCAAAAATCAGAACGCGGAGAAGATCGACGGCGCGTACGTGGCGATCATTCACCCTGATTGCGCTTACGATCTTATGAGCGATCCTGCGTGGAAGTATCCTCATCAGTATGCTGATCCCTCCGCTATTTTTGAGGGTGAGATCGGTAAGATCGAGGGGGTTCGCTTTATCGAATCCACAGAGGCGAAGGTATTCCACGCCGAGGATCTCGCGGACGGTGCGAGAACTCTTACGGTTGAAAGCACGATGACCTCGGGTTACACGGTCACCTTTAGCTCCAACGGTACCGTTGCGGATAACTCGCTTGTTGGAAGAGCGGTGCTTATTGGCGGGAAGAAGTATTACGTAAGCTCCAATACGTCCTCGATCATGGCTCTTGCTACCGACAGCACCAAGGCGACCCAGGCTTCTGTAAGCTGTACGAAGGGAGATATCATTTATCCCGGTGAGGCAGGCGCTGAGGGTGTTGACGTTTATGCGACGCTTATTCTCGGAGAGAATGCTTACGGTACTACCGCGCTTGCGAACGGAGGTCTTGAGCATATCGTCAAGCAGCTTGGCAGCGCAGGCTCTTCCGACCCTCTCAATCAGAGAGCTACGGTTGGCTGGAAGGCGACTAAGGTTACTGTACGTCTCGTTGAGGCGTTTATGATACGTATCGAGACTGCGGCATCTGTATAAGATTCGCCTGCGGCGAGTGATATTGCGCCTGCGCGGTGATATTCCGACTTGGTCGGAGTGATTTTTGCGCGAGGCGCGAGCTACCCCTCATCAGTCGCTACGCGACAGCTTCTCACCCGGGAGAAGTCTTGGGGGAGTGATATGCCGGTCTGATCGGCGTGGGTGGGACGGTGGGGAAAAACATGATAAATAATAAGGAGAATTTTATGTCACATTACAGTGAGGATATTGCGGCGCTCAAAGCCGAATACGAGCAGAAGCTTGCCGAGAAGGAGGCGGAGAATGCGCGTCTTCGCGGTGTAAACAAGAAGGCTCAGGAGCGCGCTCTTGAGCAGGCGAGGGAATACGAGCGTTATCTTAACGAATATATTTCGGTAAAGCTTTTCAAGGACAACGACAGGTATCGCGATGACGTTTACGTTGCGGTGAACGGTCAGAACTGTATTATCAAGCGCGGCGAGTGGGTCAAGGTCAAGAGAAAGTTTGCGCTTGTGCTTGACGCTTCCGAAATTCAGGATATGAGAACTGCGGAGTTTATCGAGAGGGAGCAGAAAAGATTCGTTGAAGCAAATTAA